CACTCGGACAATCACAACTAGGTCGTGGTTTTCCGGCGCATACTCTTACCATCTAGCTGATTCCGAAGGAATCATCGGTAAGATGGAGCGCTTTGAGCAGGAGGCTAATCGCCTCCTTGGATCTCGGTTAACACCCGAGGTCCTATGGGAACTGTCACCATGGTCCTGGCTAGCCGACTGGTTTGCTAACGTTGGTGATATTCTTACCAACGCTAGTTACCTTGGGTCGGATGGCCTCGTACTGCGGTACGGCTATCTCATGAATCATGTGAAGATAGTCCAGAAGTACCACATGCCGGATGGAGTCACCTTCAATGGTGGCGCCAAATCGGGCCCGATTCATAACACTCTGACCTTTGAATCAAAGGAAAGAGTCCGGGCTACGCCGTACGGGTTTGGCACATCGCTATCGTCCTTATCGGGCAAGCAATGGGCCATTCTTGGTGCTCTCGGGCTTACCCGAGGACCCTCTGCGTGGTTTTGATAACCCACGCTGCAACAACTCACCTTCCACAATCCTGTGGTTAGGTGGGGGCAAGATGACCCCCTATCGTCGTGAGACGACAAGTCGAAGGATGCTACCATGTACACTGACCCGCAGGCCGTCACTCTTTCCGGCACTGCTCTTTCGCTTCCGCGAACGAGCAGTGGTGTCACTTCGGGGATGTTCAACACCCCTGATGGCACGGCTGTTCTCAAGATCTCTCACGCCATTGGCAAGAGGTCTCGTCGAACGGCCCGTCTGGAACACTCCAAGATTGCCGCTGATCCACTTACCGCAGCTAACACCAAGTACTCCATGAGCGTTTACGTCGTTGTTGACGTGCCGCCCGTGGGATACACGGTTGCTGAGGCGCAGGCCGTAGTTGCTGGCCTGACGAAGTGGCTCACGGACACTAGCGGCAGCAATGTCGCTAAGCTCCTGGGTGGGGAGAACTGAACACCATCCTCTGGTTCATTCTGGAGGTGGTTGTTTTCCCAGTGTGGGACCGAATCCGGTAGATATTACCGGTGGTCTATGAATGTGCTTGGTTGAGGATCCATGAGCTCTGTTAGGAGCCTAGGTGAAAAGCCTGATCGCATTCTCGCACGCCGTCCTCCAAGATCTGGGGGACAGATGCAGTGTCGACACCAGTCGTGACGCTAAAACTGTCACGGCTCGAACAGAACATGAGGGGTTATCTTTTCTAGGGATAACCCTTGCCAAGTTCGGTAAAGACCTCCAAAAAGGTCTTGACCGTGGCTTTGTAGATCACGACGACTTCGCTGGATTTCAGCGGAGTCGGGGTCTCCCCCGATTTCTCGGAGGTTTCCTTGATCATGTGTTCTGTCGCGAGACTGGTTTGCTGCTGGATGAACCCAGTATCGCAGCCATCTCTGCTCTACATCAGTTTACATCGATGTGGGCGAAGATTGAAGTCCCATGCAGTGATGCACGGACAGAGGCTGCTTTTGCTGGATTTGTTCAGTGTGAGCAGGATTTGCGTG